CTCAGGACATGATAAATTACTAACTATATCATAATCCTCATTATCTTCGGTATCGTGGTCGCCACCCCATATTAATTCAGTGTTACAATGCCAACAGTTCAAATTTCTAACTCCTTTGCTACTCTGTACTCTGTTAAATCAACTATATTACTGTCTGAGTAATGATCTATTACTTGTTGTATCTTAGGCAACTTTGTATGTGCAAAGGGCCAAAGCAAACAACAAACACGATAAGCATCACGAAACGTACAACGCCATCTATATTGTTTAAGGTAAGGTGTACCATCAACTCTGTTTCCTTTTACTTTCTTAGGTGTAAGTGTACCTACACCCAACACTTCATGGACCCAAACTAAAACAGATTTATCTGTCATAGTAATTTCCATACTGATACGCATAGAATTAGATAATCTATATCCAGGTTTACCTTTGTGTTTTTTCTTTTTTTCAATACCACGTCTTATGTGTATTGAACCTTCACCATCAAACAAACCTGCAATGTATGCGCAATCAATTTCCGATATCATTGTCCCGACCATGGTTTTTTAATTCCTCGACACTCGCCTCTCGCTTCGGTATCTCGCCTTGAGATTCACAGTAACTACATTGATAAACGGTTACGCCCGATAATACATACCCGTTTCCATTGCATACGGGACATATTTCTCTATCTAAGTTTGCCATTTAACTTCTCCACTTTCTCTTCGACTAATACTCTTACGACTTGTGCCCTAGACAATTTGGCATGCTTGGGAGCGAGATGTTTTGATAGTTTCGTTAATTTATTATAGCAGTCATGATCAATTGCTATACTTTTGTATTTGCTTATATCTGTCATTTGTTATATCCTTTCAAAGTTATTTCTGACATATAGGATTATATATTAAAATTACAACAGGAGTCAATGACTAAATTTATAATTGTATTACATTTATGTTCCATGATTACAGGACAATGTCCCACTAGTCATTTTTCAGTAAAGAATGAATTTAATACACACTACGATTGTGTATTAAATGGATATGCAGTTGCTCAACAGACTTATGTGGAATTAAAAAAACTTGAAAATGTTGATGCAGAGCACATTGAAAAAAATAGACTTGTTGTCAAATTTGAATGTAGAGAAATAAGACTTCCAGATATTATTGTTCCACCAAGAAAACCTAAGCTACCCGCTTAATTCATTTTTCTTAGTTTTTTCATCAGCGTTTTTAAATTCGTAGATTCTTGTACCTTTTTCAACAATAGATTTAATTCCGTGACCAGACAAATCTATATCTACTCCATAACTCTTCCATGCTTTCTTAAGTATGTTAAGTTCAAGAACAAGTACGCCCCATTGTTTCTGAGTAACGTTTGTTGCTTTTAATGTTAGTTTCTTCTCACTCATTTCTTTCTCCTTTTATAGTTAACCAATCAGTTAATAAATGAATCCTGTCTATTTCAGAATTGTTTTTAACTTCATGTAGTTTTTCATTATTATTAATCTCAAATATCTCACCTTCTTTTATATTTTTATCTTCACCACCTACAATAAATCTTACTTCATCATCAGATATAATAGCTAAATGAGTTCTTTTGACAAGATCAAAATAAGCATCTTGATTATCTACGTGAGGAGCAATGATAGACCTAGAAGGTAGATTAATTAACAACGCACTTGTAATAAAACCTTCACCGTATTTTTCTGTAAGTATTTGTGAAAGAGACTCTAACTCTGTTTTATAATTATCTGCTTCAGGCCAAAACTTTCTATTATCTTTTTCTAAATTTCTTTGATTATATTTATCCATTTCATTCCATATCAAAGGTATGGTCTTTGTATTCATATGGACCATATAATTTTTTTGTCTGTAGTCGTATTTGTGCCAGTCTTCTTTTGTATATTTTAAGACTTTTTCTTTTAAACTATTGATATTATTGTATTTTTTTACAAAAATAAAATTTTCAGGTATGAGAGACAAACTATCCTTTTCCTTGTCCCTTGTATCTCGTCTGTTTTTTCTGACGTTTCTCGTGCTTACTTTTATTTTTCTTGTGCTGACGAGGTCCACGTTTTCTAGGCTTGTCACGTGTCTCGAATGATTTAAACTTCTTAGCCATTATTTAATATAATTATCTTTTATCCATTTCTTATCAGACTCATCTAATTTAAGATATCTGATTCTGCCATTGATATGTTGTTTTGTATCAAAGCCACAGTTAGTACATCTATAAAATTCTGAAACAATTGCAACTAAAATTGTTTCTTCCTGACACTCTTCACAAGTCCCGTGTACTGTATCTATTTTACTAAATAATTTAGCTGATTTTTTATCTATTATGCTCATACTATATCTTTCGCTTTTCCTATTATTGGTTTGTATTTAGTTTTACCTTCGAATTTATAAGCATGCATATACTGCTCACGTCTTCCTTCAGGTATCCAACTACAGTGAATCCATCCAGAATTGGGTTCGCCTGGAGTGTAGAACTCGAGGATCAATTGATCTGTCTCAAGGTTCTGTTTGATCCAATCAGCGACTTCTGCATTGTCGACTCCAACACATTCGAAGTCTGCGGCCTCAGCTTTTGCATGCTGGCTGTCCCGACTTGAACCTATGGCATAGCAAAGGTCTTCTGAACGGAACCCTGATGTGACCTTAACTCTACCAAAATGGTCCCGGACGGGTTGTAAAATATTTTCACAAAGTGATTTTAATTTTTCTATTTGACCTGCATTTGGATTATTATTAATACCTTTACGTATTGCAGTATCAGACTTGATAAGCTCCTGAAGAGAGAAATTTCTTGAAAGATTCATTTATTGACAGCTTAAACACTCATCACTGTCATTGTCAAGGTCAGCTAGAGCTTCTTCTTTACATTCTTGGCTACAGAATAAATCTAATTGTTCTTTAGCTTCGAACTCTTTTTTACATTGTTTACAGTTTTTCATTATTCTTCTATAATTTTTTTAATTGCTTTAGATCCATCGATATTTTTTTCGAGTTCAACTTTTACTTTCCCGCATTTGTACTGAATATTATCATTTGCTGTACGTTCCGCAACCCTTTTTCCTTTTAAACAATCTGACATTGCAGGCTGTATTCTATGTTCTGTAAGCTCACCTGCTATAAACATACAAAGAGCTACTACGCTACTGATGACCGTTTCCATTTGCTCTTACCTTATCTTTTAGTTCTTCAACATCTTCTAATGCTTTATCTAATTGTGTTTTTAAAAATTCTATATTAACTTTGTTTGTCATATTCATTTCTTGAGTAGACTGTAATTTCTCTACGGTCTTGTATAAATCTTCCAATAAAAAATGTTGCTCCTGGTCTGTAGGAACTTGTTCAGATTTTTTAAGTAAATCATTTTCAAATAATTCTCTTGATGTCTCTAACGATACTAACCTCGCAGTCAGCTCGGTATAAGCGAAAACGCCCATTGCTACCAGCACGATCAGCGATGCTACTGTCTTCATTGGCATTTGCACTCTTGCCTCTTCTCCGATATCCAAAGGTTTGTTACTCATTTTCGTATGTTATGTCCGTACTGTGATCTTTTTCTTTTTTGTAAGTTCGTTTGCAAGTACACTTTTCGCAGGTGCACACACCATATTCATCTGCGTGAAGATCATTATCTTCACCGCAATGACAAGGATGAAAACATGTCTTGCAACTGGTCATTTAACTAGACCAAACCCACTCTATAAATTTTTTCCAGGGCCAGCAAATTATATTCCAAACCCATTTTAAAGTTTTTTTAATCATTTTTTTTCTCCTCTATTTCATAGAAGAACTTGTCGGTATCTTCTGTCCGCCATGCTCTACTATCTTCTACGTTCCATTCAGAAGTTTGCACTTTCCAGTCAGGAGTACTATCTTTCACAGTGAAAGAAGGTATATCCCATATACATCTGTTGTTAGGTTGTGCTGCAAAATTGCCATCATCGAGAGCAATTATGTGAGCGCACTTATGTTCGTGCGGTATTTCCGAATGATCGGTGTCAAGTATATTACTATCTGGATGCGCAAAGTCAACGGTAAATAAATACTTTCCAGGGTGCCATTTCTTGTCTTTTCCTATATACTTACCGGCTTGTCCGTCTAATATATCCCAACGATGAACAGCAGGGTAATAAGAAAAACAATTCCAGAGCTGTAGTTCATCAAGTCTTCTTGTGGGCACTCCGGATGCATCAAATCCCTGTTGAATAAAAGCGCTAATAGGTAGGCGATAGAATATTGCACCGTTTTCCATAATAGCATGAAATAGTATTGCACGTCCTGTAAGAGCGCTAATACCAAAGATGATACAGTCCTCAACTTCTCCTTTATGTTTCTTAAGATCATATAAATACTCTCTTCTGATTTGTGCATAAGTCGGTGGTATATTTGCATTTAAGTATGCCATAAAAAATCCTCATTTTACATCACCCCAAGTTGGGCCTTTTTCATAATCAACTTTATTTTTAACAGAAAGTTTAACTGCATCTTGCATAATTGCAATAATTTTTTGAGCCTGGTGATCTGATTCAACAGATATATCAAGTTCATCATGCACTTGTATATGTGGTGTAATACCTTCATTATATAAATCTAACATAGCTTGTTTGGTCATATCTGCCGCAGAACCCTGAATTAATTTATTTAAAGCTTTGTATGTATAGGCTCTTCTAATTCTATCTTCACCATATTTTCCCTTAGCTTCTTCATAAGTCATAGGTGCTCTTAGTTCACCTGGAGCAAACCTTGCTTCTTCCCATTTATCAAACCTACATACTCTACCGGCAATCGTTTGAATCTCTCCATCTCTTTGAGAGTCTCTCATCGTAGCATCCATCAAACCTTTTACAAAAGGTACACTGTCGTGATAATTATTAAAAAGTTTATCAGCATCTTCTTTGTTTTCTAAATCCAAAGACTGTTGAAGTTTTGCTTTACCCATTCCATAAAATAAACCTAAGTTAATAGTCTTAGCTTCTTTTCTTTTTATGTTTGCAAGTTTAGCTACCATTCCATGGAAGTCCATTTTGGGGTCTTTGTTAAACTTAGAAACCATTTCAATTACAGACTCAGAATTTTTTAAGATAGGGTGTTCTGCTGCATAGTGTAAAACTAATCTAGGTTCTTGTTGTGAATAGTCAAAGCAACCCCAATCACAATCTTGTTCTGGTATAAATAGACCACGAATTGCAGGACCTAATAAATTGTTTCTTGCAGGTATTTGTTGTAAGTTTGGATTAGAATATGAGAAACGTCCAGTTACAGTACCACCTGCGTCTGATCTTAATTGATTTATGTCAGCATGAATACGTCCATTGTGTTCATGTTTTAGTATTGTATCTATAAATGTAGTGTGCGCTTTGTTCAATTCTCTAGCTTCTGCAATGTTTTTTACTACTGGATTTTCATGGTTTTCTAGTGTAGCTTTTGTAAATGATGGCGCGTTACTTTTCGCAGTTCTGGAATAAGGTAGTCCAAGGTTGTCAAATACTTTGGCGATCGATCTTGCTGCCCATATTTGTACTTCTACTCCTGTTTCTTGTTTTACTTTTGCAAGGCATAGCCCTTCTCTTTTCTCTAGCACATGTTTCAGTTGAATCGCTTTATCAACGTCTACTCGAACGCCCTTAAATTTCATATCTACCAACATAGGAAATAAACTTGTCTCCAAGTTAAATATTCTCTGTAAGTTTTGATCTCTTATTTGCCCTGAAAATTTTTTAAATAGTTGTAAGGTTAGTTCAGCATCTGCTTCAGCATATGCTCCAACCATTGATGCAGGAAGTTTATACATCTCAGATTTTGCATCTATGCCAGCTTTGTCTGCTGCATCTTGTAAAGCTTTTTCATTCTTAACTTTACCTAACTCTATAAAAGATAATGAATTCAATGAGTAATACAATCTGTTTTCATCTAATACAGCTGCCATCATCATTGTATCCACAATAATTCCGTTTATCTTTACACCATACGCTCTTAGCCAACATACGTCATACATTGCATTATGAAATATTTTAGGACAGGGTAAAGCACAAATACTTTTAACCCATTTCATTACAGATTCTTTTGCAAAAAAATTACCCTGCTCATGCCCGAAAGAATAATATCCGGACCAACCATCTACTGCAACAGCAACACCAATAATTTCTCCATCACCTCTTACAGAACCTGAACCCATCTTTTTTAAGTTTGGGTCTTTTGTCTCTAAGTCAATTGCTATGTATTTATAACTACTTAAATCTTTAAACTCGTCCGGTGAATTCCACATCTCTTCGTTAAATAAATTCTCCATAATCCCTTTCTAAAATCATTTCTAAATAATGTATTGCCTTTTTAATGTCGTAATGTTTACCTTTCTTAGAATGTCTGCAGATATATTTTATAGCGTTGCCTTCTGCAAAAAGCAACTTGTTTTGGTTCACAAACTCTGCTGGTTGAATCTTAAAGTCTTGATAATGATTCCCCTGAACTTGTTTATCTAATGATTTATATGACATAACCTGTACCCTCCTCTGATTGTAGTAAATAAAGTTTTTGTTTAGCTCTGGTAACTCCAACAAAAAATAATCTATGTTCATTGTCTGGTGACTTTTCAAACTCACCTTCAATAAAATTACTTTGATATTCATCCGCACCAAAATCTGTAAATAAAACTACGTTTTCACATTCTTTTCCCTTTGATCCATGTAAGGTCATTATCTTTATGTCAGCTTCTTTCATAAGATCATAATTGTTTTGTATTAAATGTTTCATGAAAACTTTTGTATCTTCATCAAAGTCAAGATGTTCCCAACTACCTTCAACAAGTAAACCATGATCTTTCTTTAGTTCTTCTAACGTCACAGAAAAAACAGAATCTAAAGTTTTACCACTAGAAAAACCTCTTTGTAGATGACCTAGTTTTACTTTTAAAAAAGAATACATTACTTTGACATCTTTTGAATCAATACTTGCACCATTGTTTAATCTTTTCCAGGCGGTAAATGCTAACATAGAATTTTTATCTAAATATTTATCACCCGTAAATTCATATCTTAAACCTTTCATATACAAATGATCTCTTGCTTTTTCACAAAGTTTATTGGTTCTACCAAGTATCATCCACTTACCTTTTGCAAAGTCTATATTCTCCAGTGATGTTTCATAATTAACTTCACCCTCCTCGTCTCTCGCTTCCCAATTCTTTGTTCTACGTTCGTTGAGTCTATCTAATATACTTAAAGCCACTCGATGCACGCTTCTCGGTACTCGTCTCGACTTAACTTGTTCATCGATAGTTCCTTCTAGGTTTATAAATGTAGATGCATCTGCGCCTTGAAAACCATAAATAGTTTGATCGTCATCACCCGCAATGAAGGACCTATTACTTAGTTTCTCTAATTCAAAAAACATATCCCATTGTAGTGCGTTCAAATCTTGAGCTTCATCTAAAAATATAACGTCATAAAAACTATCTTTAGTTTTTATTTTATCCGTAAACAAACCTATCATGTCATAAAATTCTATGACTCCTGTGTCTTTTTTATATTGCGTTAGTGCACCATCTATTTTTTCTGCAATGTGTATGTCTGACCAACCTGCCATACCTTTTTGTATTGCAGCTTCATTCAAAGATATTTTTTTATTTTTTGCATAGTCTCTTGTAGTTAGTATAGGGTCTTTAAATCTAGTTTTACCAGTGATTGAATCGATACTCGCATCAGTATTCAATCTAGCTGCCATTGGCTCATAAAGTTTAAATTGATTCCATTGACTATTACCTTTTAATAATTTTGCACTTACATCTATATTTAATTCTCTTACACCTAATGCATGCATAGTCCCTATGTATCCAAGTTTTTCTTTAGGAAATAATTCTTCAAATCTTTCAGTTGCTTCTTCTGCAGCTGCTTTACTAAAAGTAATGTAACAAATTTTTTTAGGATCAGTTTTATTTTCTTTTATTTCTTTGACCATATAATGATTTAATAATCTATATGTTTTACCGGTTCCTGGTGGTCCAGGTATTACTGTTCTATTTTTCTTTTCCATGACGGTTCCTGACTTTCATATTTTGCTTTCTCTGGTTCAACAGATACAATCTTTAACATCTTAAAGCAACGCACTGTTTTACCGTTTATTTTTGGATAATCCTCTTCAATCTTTAATTGAGTTTGTAGTTTTTGTACTACTACATGTTTTGGATATCTTTTATCTGGCCATTTATTTTTTACTAAATGTTTCCAAAAATCTTTCATTTTAAAATAACTATAGTTATCATCAGTATACGCAACACCTCTTTGAATATCATTTATATCTTTACCTTTAACTTTATTTACAAAGTCTTCCATGTATTCTTTTAATTGATTTTCAACTTTAAGGTCTTCTGTAGCTTTTTCATCTGTTTCTTGTTTTTCCTGTAAAAGTTTTATTAACATCTTACGCCATATAATTTTAGACATAGGCATCTGTGGTCTATTAATTTGTTCTAAGCATGCCATTGAAAATTTATCCGGGTCGTGAAGAACTGAAGTTTCAACCATCACTGTTTGTCCATCGATGTCACAGAAAAATAATGGTGGATCAGAGTTGTACTTTCTAATATTAGTTATAGTTTGTACTGGTGCATCATCATCACCTACACCATATTTTTTTGTTACACATAGTTTCGAATTACAAAAAGATGATAAAGGTTCATCTTTACATTTATAAAAATAATCTTTGTTTTCTAATGATTCTTGAGTCTTAACAAGTTCTGATGCATTAATAGGTGGTTTAAAATATTTTATGTTGTAGTGATTCATTTTCTTTTTCCAAAGATCATCTTCAGAAAATCTTTTCTTTACATACACTCCTAAGTTATACATAGTTTCATTTCTGATTCCTTCACCAACACCTTCAGATAAAAGCGTAACCAAACATGGTGGCATTTCAAGAAAATCATCTTCTTCAGTTTCTTTTAATTTTAAATTATTAAATTGATCTACACTTAAAACTTGGTTTTCATAATGTTCAAAAAACTTTTCAACATCTAATATTGGTTCACCATCATTATTGAAAGCATATCTAACTGTATTTTCTAAGTTGTGATAAGGTAAGTTTAAAAAACTACCTACATCACCACGATCAATATTTATCTTTTCTTGTTTTGGAAATATCTCTGCTCTTGCATGACCAATAGCTGAAGCATATGTTTTTAATTTATCTCTCATCATAACTGCAGGGACAGGTTCTTTTGTAAATAAAAATAAATGTGCACCACCAGACTTTGATCTAAATACTGTCAGTGGTATCTTTTTCTTTTTTAAATCATTCACTATTTCTTTGTGATCTAAAGGATATACATCCCAGTCAATACATCCCCATATACAAGTATTGTCTCTTCTTATTGGAATTATACCTAATGCAGGTTCTGTACCTTTTAAATGATCTTCCCACAGTTTATCTGTAGGCGGTTCTGTAATTGTTTTAGACCTAGTAATACTTTTACCTTTTGCAGATACCTCACCTGTCTTACGGGTTTCACCACGAGCTATGTCTAAACCTTCAAATATACTTTTAAATTTTTTTAATATGTCTGTCATGTCCTGTCCTGTCTGTCGTTGCATGGGCGCTTTGAGTCTCCCCTAGGCGCCCACTTTTCACACTATTTGCCGGCGAATGAGTTGTGAAACTTTTTCGCTCTTTCGTAGAGTGATGCGTTATCAATCATAGCACCGCTTACAACATTAAAGCCATACCATTGATTACCTTTTCCACTGTTAAGTACAGAAGACAGGACATATTTATGACTGTAAGTAGCAGGAGTGAAAGGACCATTTTTGCCTTCAAGTGTAATTGAAGCCATCATTGAATTCCATTTTCTACTCACTTTACCTTGAGAAGAACTCATAGAGATTAATGCAGGTTCTGTATTTTCACCATCAACAATTAAAACAAAATGTTGACCAACTGTTAGAATGTAATTACCGTTTTCAAGACGATCTTTACCTCCAGTATCTTTAGTTGTTTTAGATAAAATATCAGAATCATGACCAAAAATATTTTCTGGTCTTCCTGAACCTGTACCAAAGTCTGCCCATTCTTGAAACTCAAGTTTGTAATAGCAGGGTACAACCTCTATTCCGTTAGCACCGTCATAACATTTTTTAGTCACGGTGTTTAGGAACATACCTGGTTCAGCACCTTCAACGTAATTTTGATTACGCTTCTGAGCTTCTCCAGATCCGTTTTGTAAAAGTTTTAGAATTGGTAAAGCCAGATTTTCTGTTCTTACGTTTTCTAAACCTTGTGCTGCATCCGCTTCAAATAAAATATCTGAAGGCAGATTTTCTTTTTTTATAGTTACTTGTTTCTCGTTACTCGTTTCCATGTTATCTCCTTTTGATTTTTGTACTGTTACCCGCGTAGATTTTAAAAATGTCAGAAGGCATCTCAAGATTATTCTCAAGACGCTCTCTGACTAGCGCTTTAAGAGTTACAGCATGAACCGTTTCGCGCTGAATTGGTTCAAAGCCATTACTCTTTGCAAGGTCTGCATATTGCAGTGCCTTGTTATCTTCGTCCCGACCAAAGGTAACGGTAATATCATTTTTAATAATATCACCCAGGCCGTTATCTCGAAGCCATGTAAAAGCTTTATCCTTTCTATCTAAAAAATCAGAATCACTTTCGTTTCTGCCTTTTGCAATAGAAGCATAATAAAATGGTTTAAGTTCTATAGACTCACCATCTTTAAGCTTTAATTTTGTAATGTTCATCTCTTGCATCATCTTTGGTATTTCTACCTCTGATAATACTTTAGATTGTTCTTTTAATTTTGAAATACTTTTTTCTGCGTTTTCAATTTCGTCTTCAATATTTTTTAACTCAATAACTTTATTAGATAAAGAAGCTGCAGCATCTATTTGCTTTACAGATTCTAATCTATCGTCTTCATAATCTATACTCATACAATTCCTTTCATGAATTATATATAATCCTAGACTTTTGTTTTGTCAATACTATTTTTTAAATAAATCTATTTCTATTGGATAATAAGTTTTTTCTTGTCTATCCCATTTTAGAAATTTAAATTTTCCATTTGTCATATCAGAAACTACTGAACAAATAACACCGATAGTTGCGGGGTCACCTGATAATAAAAGATAATCGTCTGACGTGTAGTCTTTTAAAAGCGTTCTAAGTTTTTGTATTAATGGACCAGGAGAAAGTATCATTTGAGAGTACATAGGTAATAGAGTTTTTATTTCTCCATACTTTGCTGCACCCATAACATTATATTTAGGTTTACCTGTTTCTCTATCTGTAGGTATTTCTTGAGTTAAATAAACTTTAGTCATTGACTTTCTTTTTTGGTTTAGTATAGCTATTTTTAGAAAGAAATCAATGATTATATCGCATAAGCATAAACTGATATTTATAAAACCTCTTAAGGTAGCCGGTACATCTTTTGAATTAGCATTAAGAAATTATTGTGGTCCAGAAGATATAATAACTATGTGCACTCCAGAAGATGAAAGAGTTAGTTTGGAAAGAAATAAAATTCATTTTCAAAATGAAAACAATGGAGCTAAATATTTTGACCATGTTATTGGATTAGATGTTGATTTTCACGTATCTGGTAATGTTATGAATAATGATTGTTATCAAGGCATGGGAACAATACTCCGTGTGTTTGAAGCAAATAGTCAGAGATACTATAATCACATAGAAGCTAGAAAAATTAAAAAAAGAATAGGTGAAGATATTTTTAACTCTTATACAAAAGTTTCTATTGTAAGGCATCCAATTGACTATCTTATATCTAACTATTATTTTTTTGGTGTTGATTTACAGAACGTGTCTTTTAGAGATTATGCAATTCAAGCGCCTGTAAAAGATTTTAAAAAATTTTATGAAATAAATGGTGAGTATATAATTGATCACATGATTAGATTTGAAAATCTAAGTGAAGATATAAAAAAATTAGAACAAAAAATTCCAGGTCTTGTAGGTCTTGCAGAAAGAATGAAGACTTTTAAATCTAAAATTAAAAGAGTTGATCATAAAGACAAAATTCCAGGAGCTAAACAAAGGCTCAATAGTGCTACTGTAGATTATATGAAAACTAAATTTCCAAAAGCCTGTCAAATTGCTATGGAAAAATACAGTGAATACTGCAAAAAATTTAATTATAAGTAGTTGACAACTATCCTAATCTATCCTATTTTATATTTAGAAAGTATAAAATA